AGTTATTGCTACCTTTGAAAAGCTAGGTATACCAACACAAGAACAGGCGGCACTAGCAGGCGTAGCAGTAGATGCAGTATTTGATAGTGTATCAGTAGCAACAACATTTAAGAAAGATTTGGAAAAAGTAGGAGTTATATTTTCATCTTTTGGCGAAGCAGTACAAGAGCATCCAGACTTGGTTAAAAAATATTTGGGTACAGTAATACCACCAAGTGATAATTATTTTGCTTGTTTGAATTCAGCAGTATTCACAGACGGAAGTTTTTGTTATATTCCAAAAGGTGTAAGATGTCCAATGGAACTTAGTACATACTTTAGAATAAATCAAGCAAACACAGGACAGTTTGAAAGAACATTAATTGTATGTGAGGACGATGCTTATGTAAGTTACCTTGAAGGTTGTACTGCACCTGCTAGAGATGAAAATCAACTACATGCCGCATGTGTTGAAATTGTAGCAAAAGATAGAGCAGAAGTAAAATACTCAACTGTTCAAAACTGGTACCCTGGAGATCCTGAAACAGGAAAAGGCGGAGTTTATAATTTTGTTACCAAAAGAGCAATGTGTAGAGGATACAAAAGTAGAGTAACATGGACTCAAGTTGAGACAGGATCAGCATTAACATGGAAGTATCCTAGTTGCATACTAAAAGGTGATGAAAGTCAAGGAGAGTTTTATAGTGTTGCAGTATCGACTGGAAGACAACAGGCTGATACAGGAACAAAAATGATACATTTGGGTAAGAACACCACATCAACTATTGTTAGTAAAGGAATATCAGCAAAACAAGGCAAGCAAACTTATAGAGGTAGAGTAAAATTTGGTCCAAAAGCAGGTGCAACCAAATCCAAAAACTTTACACAATGTGATAGTATGTTAATTGGAGACAAATGTGCGGCTATTACAATTCCATACATTGAACAATCTGGAGGCGTTGGATCTATAAATCATGAAGCAACTACATCCAAAGTATCTGAAGAAATGTTATTCTATTGTCAATCCCGTGGAATGGATGAAGAACAAGCAATGAATCTTATTGTTAATGGTTTTGTAAAAGAAGTAGTAAGTAAACTTCCAATGGAGTTTGCCGTTGAAGCAAATAATTTATTAAACATTACACTGGAGGGCTCTGTCGGCTAAACATGTCAAAAGTTATAGTAGCATTAGATTATACAAATCCTTTGGACGCACTAGAGATGTGTGCCAAGCTACGTGATGTAGTGGATGGCTTTAAGATTAATCATGCTCTATGGAGCCAGAGTGTTTACATAAAAGACTATACCAAAGACAACGAATTATTTGTTGATTGCAAACTATGGGACACTCCCAACACAGTAAAAACAGTATTACAAAAGATTGTAGACAAAGGTGCTACAATGACAACAATCTGCACACACAACAATGAAGCAGTATTTGAAGCAATACAACCATTTGCAGATCAAACAAAACTACTAGGAGTTACATATCTTACAAGTTGGAGTAGCGAAGAACTTAAATCTATAACAAACCAAAATGGTCCATTGTTATGGAGAAACAATATTGATAGGATAAGACCCTATGGGTTTGCTGGAATGATATGTAGTCCGAGTGACTTAGCCACGGTAAATCCACTAGCAAAAGATATGATAAAAGTTTGCCCAGGAATACAATATGAATCAGAGAACACAGGACAGTCAAGAACTACTACGCCAACACAAGCAGTAGAGCTTGGTGCTGATTACTTGGTTATTGGAAGATCAATTACCCAAGCAGTTGACCCTATTGCTACAGCAAATGAAATACGCAAAGAACTAGATAAACTAGCACCTGACTATCTTGTAACACAATACCCAGACGGTTTTTCAAAGGATTGGTCAAGATATGGAAGAACAGAAACGCAAGACTAGACATTGGTTTAAAAGCCTCCAAGATCAAATATGTAATAAGATAAGCCTGTATGAGGAACAGCCTTGGGAGCCCAATCCCTGGGAGCATGGCGAGTATCGTATAATGCGTGGCAAATGGATTGAAAAGGGTGGAGTAGCATGGAGCAATGTATCAGGACAACTGCCCAAAGAGATAGCTGACAAGATGGGTGGCACTACATTTTGGAGTTCAGGTACTTCGGTTGTGCTACACACATGGAACCCTAAAACACCGGGTATGCATTTCAACACACGTTATATTGTAACAGACAACAAGGTATGGTTCGGGGGAGGTATGGATATTACGCCCTACACAGATGACCCAGAGCTAATTGCATGGTACCATAATAAATTAAAGAAAATGTGCGACAAGTATAGTAGTAAGTTATATACACAGTTAAGTAAAAGATGTGATGAATATTTTTATCTACCCCATAGAAAAGAACACAGAGGAGCAGGGGGTATATTTTTTGATTATTACGACAATGGGTTTGACCAAGACTTTGCTTTCATAAAAGACGTGGGTGAAACTTTTTGTAACATATTAGATCATTTAATTAGCACAACTCGTTACAAAGATTTTAGTGATGCCCAGAAAGAAGCACAGTTAATCAAGAGGGGTAGGTATGCAGAGTTTAATTTATTGTATGATAGAGGCACTCGTTTTGGTTTAGAGAGTGGGGGCAACGTTGATGCTATAATGATGAGCTTACCACCAAACTGTAAATGGCCATAGGGTCCAATTGTTAAATACATGATGACAACAGAGCTTCATACACCCTTTCAATTATTTACACCTAAACAAGTAAGACGTTTGTTAAAAGATGCACGTGGCAAGGATCTAAAGCCAGGGTGGACTTTGAGAGGCACTACTACCCTTAGAACAAATAGTATAATCTGGTACGACGAAGAACTTGTTAAAGATAAACCCTACGAATATGATTGGGCTGATAAGATACTATGTGATCATATGGTTGCTCGAAAAGACTTACCCATGGACTGGATGTATAAACCCTATCAGATAAGCAGGTACCAAGTAGGTGAACAATACGATTGGCATCCTGATTGGTATGAGGGTTGGGAGAAAAGGTCTTCTAACAGAAGCCTTACCCTAACTTGTACACTTCAATCAGCACCCGGGGCCATATTAGAAACTGAAACAGGTTCATATGATTTACAGTCAGGGTGGGCTGTAATGTTTCCATCTAAAGAATTGCACAGAGCAACAGCTCCTACAGAAGGCGAACGTTGGGCTTTTACTGTATGGGGTATGGCATATAATAAAGAAGATTAATTTAATTTAACATTTACAGCAAACGATATTCGATCTGTTTGACTGTTATTGCTCTCTACGTAGTGTCTAACCCAACTAGGAAAGGCAATTAGCAAACCTGTTGTTGGCATGACTGTGTACTGTGTACAATTAAAAACATTACTTTCCTTGATATAATCGTTAGGCAGTGATAGTTGTAGCGATGTATCGTTTGGTATCATAACTAGATTACCCGCATGCGGATCTGCTTGTACATAATACACAAAGGAAATAAAACTTCCCGGGTGTATGTGTGGCTCGTTACTTGCAATAGGATCAAGCATCTCTGGACTGTTTCTATTAAACCATCCGTTTAGTATTTCAAATTGCACATCATCATTTAAGCTATATACGTTTTCTTTTATACATTGTATTCTTTCATGTATACAACTCATGATGCCTGTTAGGTTATCATGTTTTAAATCAATATAACCGCTTTGCCAACCGCTTTTAAATTTATGATTGTCTGCAGATACTCCTGATGTTTCTAAATCATTTGCATGTTGTATTAGATTATGATTATCTATATCAACTTCTTCACTAGCAAAGAAGTTAGAAAATAATGGACTTATGTACATTATAGTTTATACCTTATTGTCATGCCATTGATTCCAAGTAAGTAGTTTCGCATCTGTTGTTTGTATGTAGTCAGAATTGTTTTGGTGTTTTATCTTTCCTGAGCCTACAACTATATCTCCATCTCTATATCCAAACGGCCTTTGTATCGTCACGTCTACGTACTCGCCGTAGTTAGTACCTAACGTAAGAAACGAAACATACTTGCCATTCTTGCCTTTGAATACCCTACCATTAGCAATAACTCCTGCAAACTCTACACGATCTAACCATTGCTGTTTGACACCAAAGCCTTTAGGAAACCCATGCCTCCACCATCCAGGTTTAGTTTCAATGCCACGCCTGTGTGCTTCACATTGATATACCCATCCTCTATATGATCCTTGACAATGTTTTAGATTAGCTTTCCAAAACTCTTCTGGGTTGTGTGCTTTATGATATGCTAATGCCCATATAAGCCTGCCTAGGTTTACTGCATGAGCTCTACACAATCCAAACCCTGATAGTTCTTGTAGTGCGGCCATTGCTTCTGCCTTACGTGGATTATTTCCTAACCTTTCTACGAACTCTAATATCTTCTCGTCATTCTTTTTTGCAAATGCTCTACGATACATATCAGCTTCATACATGTCAACGCCGATGATATCTGATATAATGTCAATAGCATCATCCTCGAACACTACTGAGTCTTGTACAACTTCTTGTGACCAGTCTTGAAACATAGCGGCCTTTTGTCTTCCGCTCATTGCTACAGGACGTATCATAGCAGTAGCAAACACACAGTCTTGAACACAGGTAGGTTTTATAGCACGGAACAGTCTACGCATAGCAGGTGACTCTCCTTGTGTAACACCTAGCACATCTCCTCTTGCTAACAGGTTACTTGTTGCTTCGTCTTGTTCTGGATAGTGTTCTAATTTAGTAATTGAATCTATTTCTAGTAATTGACTTAGTCCTCTGTTGGCTAGTATGTCAACCTTAAGGTGTTCTAGATCTTCTACTTCGTATTTGTCTAGTAATATTTGATTATCTTGTGATATAAGTGATTTTGGTAGTTGCCTTGTAAACATAACGATTCCTCCACAATGTTTTGATATACATCTTTTCTTGCCTAATAGCTTACGCTCTATGCGTTTTGCTTCTGTAGGATCTACTCCTACTTTTTCATACGTAAAGTTGCGTGGCAAGTTACCTGTGGCTCCAAGTCGCTTTGCGGCTTCTCGGCGGGCTGACTTTTCCTTATAGGTTACATAATTGCTTAACCGTGCTGTTTTGCCTGGCCATTTTTTGAATATGCGATTCATTACTTCTAACTGTTGATGATGTTCAAAGTCAATGTCAACGTCTGGTAAGTCATCTCTCAAAGGATTCATAAACCGTGCTACAGGTATTTGCCACTTAACAGGATTAACATCTGTTATTCCTAACAAGTAGCAGACTAGGCTAGAACCAGCAGACCCACGTGTCATGTGAATCATATCATCAGTTAAGTCTATAATATCGCAGATTTGAATGAAGTAATCAGTAAACCGCTGAGAAAGAATAAGTTCAAATTCTTCAGCTAACCGGATTTGATAAATGTCTCCGGGTGGAATTGGCCTTTTAAATCTGTCCAATAGCCTTTGTATGTTTTCTAAATCTGTTGCCATAATAGCCTCATTTCTTGCCTAGTCGTTGTTACCAACGCAAGTTATTTATATTATAGAAATTTGGCAGAAAAGAAAATGAATAACTTACCTAAAGAGAATATTCAAAGTTCTGTGTGTCTGGGTTAGAAGAAATTTGTTTAGCACCATTTCTAATATGAAAGTGAGTTGCCATTGGAGTTAAAGGAGATAGTGTTACAACTCTTTTAATATTCTGGTTTACTTTTACATGTTCTAAAAGTTTGTGAATAATTTCTCTACCTGCTCCTCTCTTTCTAGACCAAACAGTATAAGCAATAGCAGTATTGACATCGTCTTTCATGTTTGCATTCTCACTTAATAGTGTTAACTCTCTTACACTTTGCGGAACATCGTTTGTAAATGCAACACATACAATACCTTCTATGTTATCTTGATACTTCAGTCCATATATCTTACGACCATAACTTGTTCTGTATTCTAAATCTAGTTCGGGTCTAACTGGATCTTCCTTCACATCTATATCAGTGAGTTCAACCAGTTCTGTACCTTTTACCCATTTAAAAAAATTGTCTAAAGACTTTTTAAAAGTTTCCATTTTCACTAATTATTCCGTACCTAAGTTATTTAAGAATTGTCTAAGTTTAGTAGAATCAGTTTGGGCTTTAATCTTGCCAACTGTATCTCCTTTTGTAGGATCATCATTTGTTTCTTCTTCTGTATCAGTTGTACCTGCATTTCTTTTTATTTGATCGAATACAGTTGACTTACGTTTTGCAAACTCTTGATAATCATCATCTTCTCCAAGATCACGTATACGCAAACTATCTATATCAAATTCAAGATCTACTTTTGCTCCTACACCAGAGCTACTCCTAGTCTTCATTAATTGTATTTGATATCTTCCACGTTCACGCATAGCCCTACTTGTAAAAATACCAATTACATTATCTGCAGTTTGTATCTTACTTAACCCACCACTAATATGCGAATGATCAAATTCAATTTCTTCTACTGCACCTCTATTTAACTGTGACGCTGTTACAAAAACTGTGTTTAGTTCCATTGCAAGATCTCTTAGTTCTTCGGAAACATACTTATCTTTAACAAACAAGTTCTCTGCACTAATACGTTTAGCAATCGGCATCATTAAGTCTAAGTAATCTACAAGAATCACATCTATCTTACGTCCTGTTTTTATTTCATATTCCTTAATATAACTTCTTAAGTCATTTGCTGTTTTGCCTGTTGACATATATTTTACTTGGAAAGCACCTGACTTCTTACCAATCATTTTTACTTTCATTTCAACGTCTTCTATATTTTTAAATATATCACGAGTTGGAATATCTGTAACCATTGCATCAACTCTCATACTAACTAAGTTTTCACTTAGCTCGAAAGTCAAGTACAATACGTTCATTCCAGCTAACGCCCAGTTCACACCAAGGTTAGCTAAGAATAAACTTTTACCTGCACCCGAACCACCTGCAAATATATTAAGTTCGCCTCTGTTGAATCCACCAAACAGTTTCTTATCTAGTGTAGCCCAACCCGTTGTAACTTGTCCGTTATTATCTTTTATAGCTTCTAGTCTAGTCCTAGGATCTTTCCAATAG